CATTGATTGGTATATCTTCATAAACAATACCAATTGCTGGCATCTTAGAGGCATCGGAAGCATCCGCCAAATCAACCTCAAACACGTTATTTCCAGTAGAACCAGTAACATGAACTGCTTGACCTCTTGTCATAGGCGCTCCAGAAGTATTCTTAACCTGAACGATTGTCTGATCGGGGTATGCGTTAGACCACTCACTATTGTCTTGATCATAGGTAAGTACTTGATTTATGAGTGGATTAGAAGCCAAGTTACTCACATTTTCCAATTGACCCAAACGAATTTGGACGTTGGAAATCTGATCGGTCACAATGGCGGTGGTGGGATCCAAAAAGTCCATTGTGTGGGTGATGAAGACATTATCACCCTCAAGGTGAGTGTTACCACTCACAATGAGAGCCTCGGTTACTTGAACATTTCCAGTGACGTAGGCGTTATCACTGACCGTTAGTTGATTTGTGATATTGACGTTACCAGTGACGTAAGCATTGCCGGTGAGAGTGAAGTCCTTGTAGGCTACAACATTTCCATCCACATAGGTGTTACCCATGACTTCAAGGTCTTTGTCGGCATAGACGTTGTTGCTAATGGTCAATTCCTCTGTAATAGAGACATTACCACTCACATAGGCGTTACCAGTGAGCGTGAAGTCCTTATAAGCCACAACATTACCATCAACGTAGACGTTACCCATAACTTCAAGGTCCTTATCGGCATACACGTTATTGCTAACAGTCAGCTCTTCGGTAATAGATACGTTACCAGATACGTAAGTATTTCCATCCACAAGTACATCTTCGTGAGCATAAATATTGGCATCCACGTGGGTGAGACCATATACATGCACATTAATGTCTTCATCAATCTTGGGAGTAAATGTCTTATCAGTTGGTTTTGCATCGGTATAAGCTAAGGCAAACTCGTCTGTACCCTCCCTGTACCCAATGACAACATTTGAGAGTGCATCTGGGCGATGCATGAGAATACCCAAATCAAGTGTTGTGTCACCCGAAGTATTGTTTGCACCAAGTTCAATAAAACCGTCTTTTATAGCGGTATTCTCTGTATAGATCACAGTTGTGTCACCATTTACACGAAGATTGCCATCAACGACAAGACTATCTAAAATGGCAACATTACCCGAAACGACGAGGACATTGGAACCCAAATCATCAATGTAGAGGTTTGAGCCAACACTCATGGTGTGTTGTGGGAGTAAATTTGCTATACCGACCATGTTTGAGGTTTCTGGATCTGTGACAAATGCTACACCATTATCTAACATACCTCCACCTATGAATTGAACAGTATTTGAGGTAGCGTTATTACGTTGTACAGCAAGATCAAGTGTGACACCACCAATAAGAGCGTTCGCAGACTCACCAGACTCCGTAATCTCTTTGGTATTACGATCGTACATAAGAAGTACAATTTCGGGTGCTTCGTAATCAGTTTTATTTCTGATTGGGGACAGGTACACCGCGTTGCTATAAGGGGTTGGAACCGCTACATTAGAAGCATTAAATACGATTGTATTTTCTTCCTGTTCCGTGGAGTCGGGTACATGTTTACCGAATCTAATCTTGGTGGATCTTTCTACTGAAGGGAGGTTCTTAACACCACCCCTAAGTCTGAGAACCAAGTGAAGTGTAGACTCTTTCTGGATATTATAGTCGGCTAGAGTACGTCCATCTTCTAGTTGTTTTCCGGCAAAGATTAAACGCTGTTGGTCGGGTGGTATACCCTCTTTATCTTGGATTTTTGCCTTCACATTATCAATAGTATCTGAAGACTCAAGTTCAAGAGTAATTGTTTTACCTGTCAGTGTCTTCACAAATATTTGCATACTGACAACTATTTAATATACATTGGTAAATTAATTTGCGTAAAGTAAAGCTGCCAACCCATTTTGGACACGAAGTATATTATAGTTTACTGCATAAATAGGATCGTTTATTGGTGTGTTTTCACTCATAAGTTTGGCGGATTCTATTCTACTGAAGTTTAAAGTACCAGTTGGTTGGAGAGAACTTGTCATAAGACAAAAACAGTATAAAAAGAAATCAGGAGAAGTTACGAAGTTTGTGTGATAATAATTCATTACATCAATAAAATGTGGTTTACCCCATTTGTAATTGGATAATTCAACACCATTAATACTTAATTTAACTCTGTTAGTTGGAGAAGTAAGGGCACCTTCCACGGATGTATCGGATGATGCGATATATTTGACAGGGTGATTGAAAGTGAGATCTTGAACAATTTCACCACTTGGAGCATTTTTCTGAACTTGTGTGATTAACATATCATGTGTACGAGTGGCCATGTTTCCACGTTCTTCGTTATCTAGATAGTAATAGTTTGCGTACATTTCAAAGTTGTAGTTGGATGCTTGACTTCCCCAGTAAATTCTTAATTCAACGTTATGATAGTTCATAGCTACGAGAGGTAAGGCACATTGTGGTCCTTCACAGAAAAAAAACCTTAAGGGGTAAAAATAAGAACGTGCGTGTACACCTGGGTGTGTACCAATAGCGGATCGCGAGACATTCTGTGCGAAGGTATCGATAGCTATCTTTTCTGTGAAGATACTATCTTGAGTATCAATGACAGAACCTCCTATAAGAAGCTCAATCTTATCAATAAGAAGATCCCATCTAGAAGTGTCTAAAGCTTGATTGGTGTCGTCAATAGTCATATAAATATATCCAAGCATATCACCAGACTTTTCAATTTGAACACTTGACATCGAATTGTTTTTCACATCCCCGCGTATCGTCTGTTTTTCAACGGATTGTGAAAAATTGGAGTGTCTTTTAAATGTGGAATTAAAAAACGATATCTCCGGGTTTCCCATGATGTATTCATCCTGAGCACCGATTGCTACTAATTGAACAATACCTGAAGACATGTTTATTTACTACTTTAAATGGAGAAAATTACAAGTTTGGTTTTCTACACACAAATCTAAAAACTAAAAAATTGGCACCATCGTCTGTGGCGTTTTTAATAGTGGTGCCATTCTGATCCCTTATAGTCACACTGAGACGATCAATTCGTCTGATTGGATTAACGTACTGAGTAACAATCGGATAATTATCTTTAAAAGTGATGAGAGAGTTGCCCGCTTCGTGGGTGGCACTCTCGGTAATAATACTAGCAAAAGATCCTCTTAACATGCTCATATGAGACTGACCTGTGAGAACATTAGAAGCACGATCATTAAATATAGAATCAAGTTCATCAACCGAAATATAACAGTGTTCTGTCACGACGTTAGAATGAATGTGAGCGGCAAGAAGTCTAGCCTGAACAACATTCTTAAGAGGTTGCTGAAGATGACAAGTAAAAGTGTTGGCACTATCTTGACCAATAGAATCAACGGTTATGGTATGATATTCGTAATCTAGATCTGGAATAGTTTGGGGAGAAGTAACCAAAGCCATTTATAATAACTTAGATTAAAGATCCACCGATTCCATCTTCAATCGCATACCCCGCTTGCTCAGATACCAACTGTTCAGAGCCACATAAACCACCTGGAGTTAGGCTCTTGGTGTAAGTGCTACCTTCACTGGTGTGACCAGGGGCACACTCAATACGGTGCTCAAGGTTGAAGAGAGACTCCTCATTGACGGCCTTAATGACAATTGGTCTAGGTTGATATTTGCTGGTAGTTTTGAAGATACCAAGTATAAAGATCACGGCAATGAGAGAGAAAATACTGATGAGAGCATTTCGGTTGGCACGGTTAAGATTGTACATTTATAATGTACATACATATTTTTTTGAAAATGCGTTAAAGGTTAATTAATAGTTTCCATATAGAGAGTAGATGGACGAAGAAATTGTCATTGATCGTGGAACCACCAGTGTGATGAAATTAGATGCCGACGAACAGGCCCTTATGGATGAAATTGATATTTCTACTTCTCGTCCTCAGCCTGTGCGACGTCCTGTATCTAAACCATTTTCCCAGCCTCCCCCACAGATGCAACACCAAGAATCTATGGATGCATTTGTCAACCCAAACAAACAATCAGCACCTGCTCAACCTCAAATGGATGAGGAAATTGATTATGGTGAAGAGGAACCAATGTTCTTTAATGATGGTGCTGACGAGGGACCCAGTGAACAGAGTGAGATGCCTTCTAAGGGCTATAGCTCTGTAGATGAGGAGAAGAGTGATCTTCTCAATAAGCTTTCTCGTCTTGAAAAGAAAGGTTTTAATGTGAATAAGAGACTCAATGCTTACTCTAATGTTGAAGATCTTCGTACTGAAGTTAAGCGAATCACCTATAGTATTGACGTTGAGCAGTCTATTCGCTTCTCTCGTCGGATGCTTGTAGCTTGTGTGACTGGTCTAGAGTTTCTCAACAAGCGCTACAATCCTTTTGAGATTCAGCTTGAAGGTTGGTCTGAGTCTGTCATGGAAAATGTTGATGACTACGATGGTGTATTTGAGGAACTTTATGTGAAGTACCGGTCCAAGGTCAGTGTTGCACCAGAAGTAAGGCTCATCATGATGCTTGGTGGTTCAGCTATGATGTTTCACCTCACAAACTCTATGTTTAAGAGTGCTCTCCCCAATATGAATGATGTTCTCAAGCAGAACCCCGATCTAGTAAAGAATATGATGTCGGCTGTGCAAAACACTACTAGATCCCCCTCTGGTCCAGCCGATGCAGCTCCAGTGGGTGGCACTGGTCAATATGAGATGCAGGGCCCTGGGATTGATATATCCAGCCTTATGGGTGGTGTTATGATGCCACCCCCTCCTCCTATGAACACCACCGTGCAGGCTAACAATGCCAGCATTGATCCTAACGAAGAAGATGATGATGTTTCTGATATTGTATCTATTTCTGGAGAATCTACTGGTGGTGAAGTCAAGGAAGTATCGGTTGGTTCTACTAAACCAAAGAGAACCCGACGAAAGAAGAAAACAGAAATTAATCTCTAAGTAAAGTATAAATGATAGGCTACTGCCCTTTAGAAGAGTTAGAGCCTCCAGTGAAACGCGAACAGCCCGTTGCCGAGAAGAAGGTTGAGACCAAGCCACAGACTGGTATGGAAGAAACTGAGTGTAATTACGTCGTCATGGCTTTCATTGTCGGCGTTCTATTCTTAGCCGTCTCTGATTCCATCAGGACATAATGAATTTTAAATTGATTCTACCTTTGGGTTTTCCCCGAATGGTAAAATTGATTAGTAGTCAAAAGTTGTGATTGATGTCTGACCACCGTTACCATTATCAAGGGCACCTGGGAGTGTCCGATCTCGTGTTATTTTAGTTACTTTTCCTCCACATGAAGTGGTTAGTTCTATGAAAATGTCATACGAATACTCGCGTGCAGTATCTACATTGTATGGTCTCACATCTATACCTACCTGACCAGTGTACACAACCGGACTCCATGGATAACTGTTACCATCATCACCGAACAATGTCACAGGACCCAACGCTACATTAGAAGTTGGCTGTGATTCGTCACTGGTACCACCTTGTACATTTATGACCATCGTGTTTATATCACCGACAGTTGAATCATCAGTTCTTCTCAACATCGCTGTTACCTGTGCATAAAATGAACCCTCACCAAACATTATCTGTATATCTTTAGCGAAACCGGATCCTATACTAAATGTGTGTGAGTATGTCTTACGTTGAACTCGTCCAGAACCAGAACCCACGATGGTACCACCACCTACTTCAAGGGTTGTACTTGGTGCTGAACCACCTAATGCAATACCAATCTGTGAGAAATCAATATTACCATTTACCACTAGATCTCCACCCACATAGAGATTACTAGTTACGTTTGTGTGACTTGTTGCTGGTTGAATATACACATTACCTGTCGTATCCGTGTATATATTAGAACTTCCACCCGAGGTGGTAAACTCTATGCTAGCATTTGAAGAAGTACTTTCCACCCTCATAGTACCTGTTTGGCCTAGAAGTGGATTTCTGTGATCAACAACATGAAACTGACGCGCGGGTGTTGGTGTTCCTATACCCACATTACTTGTGTTAACAATGTTAAGACAAGTTGTAATAGTACTGTTATTGGCTACAGCTAGGGCAATACCGGTTGTAGCATTTTCGGTATTACTAAATCCTCTAAATATACCACCTTCACCGTCATTTGTGTACATGAGTACATTGGTTTGATTATTGTCACCAGTACTTTGAAGCTTCATGATATCAACATCACCTGGTGTTGTATCATAAACGTGTATGTTAGAAGTTGGGGTATTTGTTCCCATACCAAGTCTTCCATCTTCGTCAAACCGCGCAAATTCGGAATCAAGGATACTAGATACCTCGTGAACGAATGTAAGTGGACGACGTGTAGCGCCATCTTTCACGTTTCTAATAATGTTGTATCCCAAATCAGAAGTAGAAAACTCTAAACCAGACAACTTGAATGAACCACCACCATCGAACTCAATATCACCATTTACAACAAGTTTTGTGTTTGAACCTCTACCATCCGCAGTATCTCTGTTACCACCAATGACAACTATACCAGGATTTCCTGCGTCTGTAATGACTAATGGCTGGTCCGTAAGCCCGTCCATATCAGCTAAAATCTGATTGGTGCCATATAGAGTTTCACCGGAAGATGTATACGTTTGGAAAACGTGTTGAGCCGCAATATGGCGAATTCTATCAGGACCCTGATCAATTGATGAACCATCATTACCTTTGAATAGAAGTAACTCATTTCTTGACTGAGCTGCACTATATCGTCTTTCTATGATGTGTGTGTTGCCAAACTCATCACCGGCAAGACCACCAAATGTGAGTTGTTGACCAATCACAACATTACCGTTAACTTCTAATTTACCACGAGGTACGTCTGTACCTATACCCACGTCACGAGATGAGCTACTTATAAATATAGCTGTTGCAGTAGGATCTGAAACCCTCCGGTAATTCTCTGTAATTCTGAAATCATCATTGTAAGTCACACCTGCAGACCAACCAGTGAGTGCACCACCATCTTCAAGTATATAACTCGTAAATGCGTTGCCGACATTTAACTTGGTTTCTACGGCCAAAATAGCGTCACCATCATCGTGGTTATGCAAAAGAATGCCATTTTCTTGTGGATCCGCAAAACCCGAACCTTGGACTTCAAGAAAAGCTGTGGGTTGTGTATGACCTATACCAACCTTTCCAGTACTTAGGAAAGTCACGACATCTGCATCGGTTTGGTAGTTGTCACTCGCTAAATAGAGATCAAGGCGGGTTCTAGAAGTTCCATCGGCAGTCTCATGCTTTCCTAATTTAAATGATGCACGTGCACCATGTTCTATACCATCACCCTCGCGGGTTAAATCTAAGACACGTCCCATATCGGTAGTACTTACGATCGGATGTGTGTTGGTGATAACCATTGGCGTTTCCTGATGAACATATGTACCACGTCTTGTAACTTGATCATTTATAAACACCGTGCCACCAGTGGTGTGAAGTGCTCCAATAGGATCTTCAATGTTTATACCTACATTACTTGATTCCAGTATAGTAAGTTTGGGTGTACCCATTGTGGCTGTAGTACTGGCGTAAAAGCTGAGACCTTTACCACTTCCGACTATATTTTCAACTTTATTTTTACCAGTATTCGGGTGTGATTGAATTTGCATAGACGTATTTGCAGTTGTTCCAAATGTATTTCCTAACATCAACACATTAGCGTTAACTACATAAACATTTCCACATACAGAAAGTTTTTGTTGAGGGTCGGTATGATTAATACCAAAATTACCCGTTGAAGCGAGTCTCACTTGTTCCCGATCTTTAGTTTTGAACACAATAGCTTGATGACTATTGGATGTACTCGCACCATACACTTCAATAGAGCTCACATTCGAAGAGGATGGACCAGCTTTGAGAATAAGTGGATTTACAGTACTATCACCACCATATCTATCAGCGTGAACCGTTATATTAGAAGTTGAACTAATGGATTGTGTTATCAGATTTGTTGTCATGGTGTTACCAAAAATTGTGAGAGTGTTTGCAGCCGTTAAATTGGCATATATCTTTGTTCCAATTGAGAGGGTGTCAGTAGGTACCGTATTAGATATACCGGAAGTTTCTGTACCTGTAGTACGTAAACCATTTACTTTCACGTTACCACTGATTGTAGCAATGTCTTGATTAGTTGTATCTAATACAATTATATCATTACCAATTGTAACATTTGAACCAACTTTTAAGTTTTCCGTGAAAGTGTTTCCAAATACCTCTAAAACATTGGAACCTGTATCTTCAACGAAGAGGTTGGAGCCTACACAAAGATCATGCGTGGGAAAAATATTCGCTACACCTACTGAATTTGAAGTGTAAATGTCACCATAAATGTGAAGGTTTGTAGATTCAGAGTCGTCAATTGTAAAAGTTGTATTCAAAGGTCCACCTTCAGTTCTAAACAAAGCCATCTCTTTTCCTAAACCAGGTCTTCCATCATCTTTAAAACCAAAACCAATATTTGACTCTTCTTCATCATGTGTAAATAGTAACATCGGTTCAGCTGTACCATCATTACCCTCACCAAATAGAATTGTTGTATCTGCAATAATAAGATTCACAATGCGTTCATACGTAGCTTGCTCTTGCACGAAAAGGTTACCCACCATCCGTGTATTACCAAAAATATACATACCACCATCAATTGTAACATTACCTGTGATCACAGCTACATTATTGGGATATTCAGCACTCGCGGCACCTCCTAAACCTGTATCGGATATGATAACATTAGAACCAACACTCAAGTTTGATGTTTTTATACCACCTTTTACAATTATAACGTTAGATGCCTTACCATCAACAATGAGATTTGATCCAAATGTAAGTTTATCATCAATTATAACATTTGTAGCCACAAGGTTACCATTCACGGTCATGAGATCACGACCAGTTAAATCAATGTCAACCTTTCTAGTAGCACCATCATTCACCTGAAACGCTTTTGTAGGGTTAGTTGTACCTATGGAAAGCTGATTATCAACGAATAAACGAGAAGCTTTGCCAGACGCTTGGAGATCAAAAACAAATGTGTCATCCTTGTCTATGTAAAGTTTATTACCGACTGAAAACTGTTTTGTTGGAATGTTATTTGCTAGAGCCAAACGACCCTTTACTCCGCCTTCTTCCACAAGTTTAACTTCATTTACCTCAATTTCTTTAGTTAGAATACTGTTAACTCCTGTAAGAGTTTCATTCTCAACGGGTTCTGCTTCAAGACTTGCAACATAAATCTGTTCGAATCTAGCTGTTCTACCCATTTATACTTTAGTTACCGAATAAAATTCCGGCCAAACCATCCTTGATCCTGAGAACATTATAATTTACAGCAAACACGTTGACATCCGTTTGGTCTGCTCTAAACACACCCTTTTCTACACCTCTCAGAATGAGTTTAGCATTATCCAGTCTACTAAAATTGCAGCTACCTGAAGGATTATAGTCTGATGCATTTAGACCAAAGTGATACACAAAGTATCTTGTATACATAAGATCTTCAGAATCAACTCTATAATCCGATACACCATACTTAGACTTGTAATAGTTTTGAACTGTGTGAAAGTAAGTAGGTGTCATATTTTCAAGTAAGGGTGTACCATTAATGTGTATGTCTGCATTTTTAAAAGTAAAACGATCATTTGTGGGATCAATGTTAGTTGCGCTATATCCAAAAAATATAGATTTAACTGGGTGATTAAAGTGAGATAGATCTAGATCGTTATAACCACCCGATTCCAATTGATTGTTGAATACATTGGACACTGGATATTCAACTTTTTGAGTTTGCGTGATGACAAAGTCCATCTGTCTTTTAACCATTGATTCTCTCTCATCTTTGTCTAAATATATATAGTTTGCGTAAACATTAATTCGTTTTTGAGAATCATTATATCCACTCAAACTACTTTCATCAAAGTTTATTTTAACCTCTACCTGATGATGTGCAAGTGATACCAAGGGTAAAAATGCTCCGTGGTCACAAAAGAAAAAATGCATAGGTTGAAAGTTTCTGTGAGAAATACTGGTCTTGTTTGTAAGTTCTTGACATTTTGTCCATGTATCAGCTAAATAGTTAGGCCAAATATCGGCATAGTAATCATAATGTTGAGAGTCTATTTTTTGCCCCCCAATAAACAAATCAATTGTAGAGTTGAAGAAAAGATTTGAAGAAACATTAGAGTTCTTTTCAACACCCTCAAACCATAAACAATTTACGAGATCACCCAAAACTGGAATTGTAAAAACAGGATCTTTGTCTGTAACAGTCTTAATGAACTTTGGGGCTTGAGAAAAATTCGTATGCCTTGTAAACTTCATACGAAAGAAAGAATGTCCCTCATCGCTATTGAGATATACGTCTTGCACACCCTTGGACACGAGTTGTATTAATGCACCAGACATTTAATTATTGTTTAGATTATAAAAACAGACACTTTCCCTGAGGGAAGTCCTGTTTCTTTTCCTCCACAGGTTTACCATGTATCTTGAATCCACCCTGGCGGTAAACCTTCATTCTCTTGTAGTACATAGCTGTAAAGAGTGACCATGGGTCGTGTATGTCGTAGATATGTGGATTGTTCTTCTTACCTTTTGTCTCTCTCATGATACGACCGATACTTTGAGTTATATCAGATTTGGGTGAAGCTAATATGACTGTATCTAAAGTTGGGATGTCTAGACCTTCGTGGGCTTGACTGAACGTTGCAAAGATGATTTTCTTTTTAGATGAGGCTTGGAGATCAACCTCTTTCATACCACCCATGTATAGTCCTGACGTTTTTGGAAAACATTGATGGAGCATTTCACAATGTTGTCTACGATCACTTAGGACTAAAAGTTGTCTTGTACCTGCTGAAGCCTTCTTTACAAGCTCTACGAGCATCTGATTTCTTTTTCTGTCTTCAACAACTTCTGTAATCATGTTTGGCATAGAGACTTTTCCAAATCTTGTGGAAGGTGGAGGATTTCTGTAATTAAATGATTCGTATGTAATGGGAAACACTTCAACCTGTTCCTGATTCTTTCTCTCAACTGCAAAGAATACGGGGCCCATAAACCAATGGAGTACCTTTGTGAGACCATCCTTTCTATCGGGAGTTGCTGATAGACCGAATACATGTTTGGGACACATTTTGAAGAGACTTTGACTAAACACCTTTGCACATATATGATGCGCTTCGTCTACAATAAGAGTTCCTATAGAATCAAAATCACTGAAAGAATACTCCTTTAGGGAAAGGGATTGAAGCATAGCAATTACAAAATCACAGTTTACCTCCTTCTTATCTTGTTGGACAATACCAATTGTAGCACCTGGGCAAAACTGTTGGATACGCTCTTTCCACTGATCTGCTAAAAACTGTTTATGAACGACAATCATTGTACGATAACCTAATTTACAGGCTATGGCCAGGGATACCGTCGTTTTGCCATACCCACATGGTAGAGACAAGACACCATGACCTGCTTCAATTGCTGCTGCCAATGCTTCATTTTGATGGGTTGCATCTCTGAGCTGTCCGACAAACTTTGCGTTTGACTTAGCTGGTTGGGGGCGCCGATCTTCTTTGGGTTCTCCAAGTTTAGAAGTTCCGTAGAATCTTGGAACGCAGACTCCATTCTTAGCTGTTCTGAAAACTTTAAAAGGTGGTGGAGGAAATCCATAGTCCCCATTGACTTGTGGTCTTACCGTAAGTTCTTTTTTAATTTCCTGTATTGGTCCCTCGGTTACTAGATACCCCGTTCGCGTCAACATTTAATATATTAAAGAATTGAAACTTTATATAAGTAAATGGCTCCTATCAGCGTAGACGAGAACATTCAGCGGATTGAAAAGGGTATACAAGAATTTTGTGAAAAAATTCAAGAATTGAGAGAAGAGACCAATGACAAGCAGGAAGAGCTTGATAAAAAATTTCAGGAGTATCAGATGGAACACGACAGAAAATTTCATGAGTATCAGATGGAATATGAAAATATCAAGAGGTCGTGTGATGATGCGATGAATGAGGGAATTCAAGAATATCAGAGTGAAATGTTCCGTCTAGAAGGTTGTCTTATCACCTTTAAAGGTTTTAAGAAAGCTGGTATTACTGAAATTGTACCCCCCAATGAAACCTGTCAAAAACCTGAACCTGAACCTGAACCTGAATGCAAACAACCAACTCATAAAGAATGGGTCAAACATTTTCACCACATGAAATGATTTTCCATGAAAATCCAGAGTAATTGCCTATATTCCAAACACCAGTAAAATCCAAAACAACTTCAATTTCATCGTCCTTTATAAGAGATTGAATAGGTCTACCTTTGACCTCGCACATCACTCTCCTATAACGGAATGGAACTTTAACTGTGAGAATCCTTCCATCTAATGGATCGTCCAAGTGACTGTTTTTTACTAACCAAGCTTTGTTGAGATGTATACGTTTTACTAATTCAGCACAATTTTCAGGAATGACCAAACGTATGTATTTCTTATCGTTATGGTCATACATGGGTGTGTGTACTTTTGCTAGAAACTTCATGTGTTTCTGTTACGATATATGAGAATTAAAACTATAAGCACTAAAAGTGTTATCATTATGACTTGTGTGAGAAGAACAGGGTTTATGGGTTCTCTAGTTCCAAAGCATTTATGACTTAGGCTCCGAGATACCTCCACAGCCGCCTCAATACTGGAATATGGGGTGTTTCTTGGCGACATCATACCACACATCGCGACGTTGGGGCATTCACCAAAGAATGGAAGTTGACCATGAAGACTTAGAACCCCCGATGATTGAGAAAATTGCCATCTCTCCCCATCCCAGTTTGCGCCCCACCCAAAACGTATTTCCTTTGGTAGAGGTACATCAAGTTCACCTAAAACAAGAGTTCTCAATTCTTCTGGTGGCGTGGTTAGAATATCTTCAGTCAAATTGCAAATAACACATGATATAGTCTTTTCATCTGACAAGACAACTGGTTGAAGTTTTAATTTTGTAGATGCAGCAATTTCAAGATCGGTTTTAAGTTCAACCGGTTCATCAAAATCAAATAAGATATTTATAGCACCATAAGTACTATCACGAACTTTCTTCTCCGCATCTGGCCCCCAATTGTCACCCAATAGTTTGATGGCTGGGCTGTTGTCCAAACACAAAAATAACATTCCATCACCAATTTTAGTTCTGTCGGAAAAATCAGCTGTATACCCATCTTCCATGTATTCAACATTCACAAGTTCCTTTTCGAATTCAAACTCAACTCCAACCTCTTCAAGGGCTCGTTGCATTGCATCACACATGACTTTTCCAGATACCTTTTGTGTGTATTGCTTAGAAAGTGCTACGTGATCAAAACTTTTCACAAACTCCCATGCAGACATTATATCCCAAGTAACACCGTCCATTATGAGTGGAAGATGCTCTAAAATCCTCTGTCCGCTTTCACTCAATGAACCTAATGCATCTTTGAGGGATATACCTTTATACTTCTGGGGTTTAGTAAGCACTCGCGCAGCTAATGAAATTAGGGTTCTATAATCTTTTACAGATAACGATCGTAAAACGTAACCATAGGCATTTTCTTGAACTGGTTCAAAAATCTCATCCCATCTAATTCCCATCTCATTAAACAGACTTTGGGTGTTAACAAACGCCTTGTCAAACACTATACGATGGGCGTGTAAATCTCTAACTTCTTTGGTTGGTTCCCACCAAGAACCACCGGCTGAAGTCTTTCTGTCGTAGATTGTGATGTCATGGTCACCCGACCTGAGTATCTCCCAAGCAAGGGACATTCCAGTTGGACCAGCTCCTACTATATGAACTTTCATTCTACTTTTAGCCGATATATAATTTTTCGTGGGTGAACGTGTAAAACGTGAGAAGGGTTAGCGTTAACCATAATTGTGTATTCATATAGCTCATACCTTTGTAGATCACAAACATGACTAGTAGGAGGTGCATAGGAATTGTCTCTCTTCCATATTTGAGAAAGAATCCAGCTGTTGCAGCGCCTGTCATAGAGAGAGCACCTACAAAACTTGTCATACTGGGTTTGTAAAGAAACCATGCAACAAAGAGGAGTGCCACATAAGAAATGAAGATGGATCTTCTTCCAAACTCTGTTAAACTTTCAACAACCCTAAGTTTTTCACCTTTGATGAGTCGGGTTTCCCAGTGTGGACCGAGTATGAGATAAGATAAATACAAAATTACGAATGTTTGCCACATTTAAAATACGTTTAGATCATTTTTTCACCGCGTTTAGAACCACACTCGGAACCACACTCGGAGCTGAAGAATCTGCTTGGGAAAGAAGCTCGAGAGCTTCTAAGATTAGAACAGACTGTTGAAGCATAACAACAGTCTTGGCTATGGCACTCTTGGGATAAATGTCACCAAAACCGACGGTTGACTGTATAGTGAATGTAAAATACAGGTGGTCTAAGAAACTAGAAGACTTATCTAAACCATTGAAATGGTCTTCACCGGACATTGAGAGATAAAAATATATCACAGTAAAAAGCAATATTGCAATAAAATTCAGACTCAAAATCTTAAATAGCATTTATATTTGTAAATATTTTAAATGAATCCTTGAGTCTCGCGCTCTTCTGGTGTCTTTATCGCATACATCACAGTCAAGAATATCATAGTTGATATGAGTGCATACTCAATATCTTTTGTCGCACTGAACGCGATGAGCATGAGTGACACAAATCTGAATATCTTACTGTTGAATAGGGATCTAAGATTTTTAGGAATTCTGATAGCGTTGGCAGAGAAGAGACCTTGATACAGAATGATAAGAGTAAATAAAATTGGCTGAGTTTTGATGGTATTTTCTGTCACGTTAGTTAATGGACCAAGAAAACTCGATAGATTTTTCATTAAAATAACCTAAGATTTTTTTTGACAGTTAAAAAATAAAAAATATGTGTAAGATAGGATGTTATGTATAGCACAACATACACCGGTTAGAATTAAACCTTCTAATCGGAAACTAAAAACATGGAAGTTTGCTGCCAAATTTCTATGGAAAAACTCCACTGTACAAAACAAATCTGAACTTGGAAGGTGGACAAAGGATGAACTTCTTGAACTTGGTCCAACATTTGTAAAATTAGGTCAAATCGCTTCCACGAGAGGAGATCTCTATCCACCTGAATTTACAAAAGAATTGGAAACACTTCAAGATAACGTCCCTCCCGTGGAACTTGATACTGTTGTAAATCAAGAAATATTCAAGGAGTTTGACCCTGTACCTTTCAAATCAGCTAGTATTGGTCAAGTTCATATGGCAGTGCTTCATAATGGTCAGAAAGTGGTTGTCAAGGTAAAGAGACC